ATCCTTCAGTGTCGAGTAATCACCTTTCAGGTCACCNTAACTACCCATTACCCACCAAAGCCAGAAAGCTAGAATAGCGCAAGCACCAGCCAAGACTTTAGTTAGCGTTGTCATGCTGGAATCTCNACATGNGGCGCATCAATGAANTTAGTTTCNATTGGTAGTGATGGGTCANTCTTCCAGTTGATACCGAAGCGCAATTTAACGCCTAGCTCATCAGCAGCTTGCTTAACAGCATTCANTAGCGGNTTAAACTCATCAATCTGCCATTTAGTATTCACTGGGATGATATCTACCGCATGACCTGTNAAATGCCTGCTACTCATCGTTTGTGACTTACCTTTAGCCACTAACTCTTTTTGTCGCTCATGAGTTCGCAGACCTTCAATGACAATGAAATCGACAGGTGTTATTTCCAGCGTGCGACGAATAACTTTCACTAAGTCAGGGTTAACTCCCTTGAGATTGTTTTCGCTTCGNTGGCTGAATTTAAAATTGCTCATTTCCTACCGCCTGTATATTTAGCCCAAAAGAAATCAAGAGCNACTGANCCCATTGCGCCAGCCATGCCAGCTGCAAATAGAATTATGTACATTGAAGCGCCTGACTCTAAAGCACCTAACCCACCAAGCACACCAGTGAACCCTGATACCGCCATCTGAGACAATGCCCCGAACCAACTGAACGGATAACCATTCCTCTTGCTGTCAATTATGTAACGCGCTAAACCGCCATACAGTGAGATAGCCAATATGACACCCCATGCGGTTGCACCGACTTTTAGGTCTTTATCATCCATTCGTGCCATACCGCCTCCTTAGTGGAGGAATTTAGTTAATAGATAGCCGCGCACAATCTCTATGNGTCAATTNAGTGTNTGTNATTAGAATTCTGTGGCGGCGTATACGAAAAAAGCCGCACTAGGCGACTTATTGAAATACAAATATAATCAAAGCTTATTTATGCATCTATAATATCAATATACTTGAATATGCAATAAGAAAAGGAGCGTGAGTTGCTTGGATTATTTAAGAAAAAAACATCCTTACTAGAGGAAATAGTAAAGGACTCAGGAACATCTCTTGCAGAAGGGTTACTTAATGTAGGTCTGGCAAGAGGAAAACTAGAAGCTCTTGGCGCAGGGGCTATATTTAGTAAAACCCTTATTTTCTGCATAAAAAATAACTTTATGGTCGATGAATCAATAGAGGCTGCTGCTGTTGAAGTATCCAGTCATCTAAATGGAAGGCTAGGCAATGGCGACCTAGTATATGATGCAACAATGTATTTTTGTGAATATACAAACCTCAATATTTTAATTGCAGATGCCATTGCTGCTGATTTTAAAAAGTAGCTAACAACTAATAGAAAAGCCCCACCGAAGTGAGGCTCTAGAGTCTGGTTAAGCCAACCTAAGAACAGTTAAGGCAGCTTACCTGATAAGTATTGTCCATTTGGTCATTACTGTCAATAGCAAAGTTCAGTTATTTTCCTAACTTTAGCTACACGTTTACGACTGTTCATTGCATTTCGCAGAGGTTCATACAATAACCACTGGCAAGCTTTCAGTTTTTCGTCAACTTCGCGTCGGCATGTTCGCAGTGATGGAACTTTTATCTTTCCTCCTGATCGTGTGTTCATTTTGCGAGGATTTGCAACCGAGTGATAGTAAGATGCTATCGAAAGCTTGGAAGCGCCATGAGCGTAATAGCTGAGTAATATTTTATAAGCCTGCTCGTCAGTGGCGATGATTGAATCTACGACCTGAGAAATCAACATTCCGTCATCGTCACTGCACATAGGTCTTGATGGTGTACTGTTTGGCTCGACTGTTCGCATAAATTTATAAATCATGTTTATCATGCGTACATTCAATCGCCCTGAGTGAACCCAAGCTCCCCACAATTCAAGCCATCCATTAAGCCAGTCGAATTGTTCCTTTGTTAGTTCTTTCTCTCCTACGTAGCTCATTTAGCCTCCTGAGATTCTTTGCCTTTCCATCTATCTCCACCTCTATGCCTGATCATCAATCTACCGTTGATAACAATGTGGCTTTCAGCGCTAGCATCACGGACATACTTCCTAATAGTCCCTCTATTCGCACCGATTAACCGCCCTACTTCAGTCATATTCCCGTAATGCTTAATAAGCAGCTCAGGAATGGTCGTGATTTCAGCCTGCATCTTTCAGCTCCTTCAGTTTCCTCCTAAAAACCTCTTTGATGGTTTTGCATTCATCAATAGTCCACTTGTGGCGATCATGGTCACACTCGATAGACTCAACGGCTTGCTGCCCTATTCGATTAATAAGCTCAACGCGATATGGGACTAAGTTCCCCGACTTGTGCTGATTACAAACAACGCATTGCCGATGGATGTTGCGCTCATCGAATCTCAGTTGTGGAGCCGCAGCGGTAGTCCGATAATGACCAGCATCCCACTGAGCAGATTGAAACGTTCCGCATGATATGCATGGCAAATCACGGTCTCTTTCTCTGATATATGCGTTGACGGCTTGTTGTGCTTGTTTAATCCAATAACTGCGGGGTTTTACTGCTAACTTGCGGGCTTTGAGTTTATCGCGGGCTTTTACTTCTTTTTGCTTCTGTTCCTTCTTGAGTTTGGCTTCTAGTTTTTCCCTCTCCTTACTTCGTCGCTTGATTGCTAATTCTGCTCCATGTTCAGGGCTACACCACTCGATGTTTTCGTACTTGGGATGAAACCACTCCTTACATATTGCACATCGCCGCCGAATTGGTTTAGCCATATATCGCCGCCTTAAATATTCATGCAGATGCAAACAGACAAGCAAATATGACTACCATAAATAACTTGGCTCCGAGTGTTACCTTGGATTTCTTCGGCTGCTTCATGACGAGTTGCCCATCATCGCTAATGTCAAATTTATGAATGTTTTCGCGTAATGCTTTTATTAACCTCTGCTCAGTGGATTGAAGATATATCTCTTCTTCAGGCTTGATAAATGCACCTGCCTTTTGTAGATGGTCGTCGCATTTCTTGCAAACGTTTTGCCACTTCTGCCCAATGAAACTATGACCGCACCATTTGCATTCAGCGTGGATATATTTTCCTTCTAGATAATCCCTTTCTGATTTTGCAAAACTCACTTTCTCGCCCTCCGCTTCTTGGCTGCTCTGTTTATCTTTGCGTGACCTGTGATGCGCTTAGTTGATGTTTGGTAGCTACGTTGATGCTTGAAGTTGTTAGTCCACTGCGTGTTATGTATTGACAGTGACGCAAGAAAACGCGCCATTGTTGATATGATATTCATCTCTCTTGCTGCTCCTTGAGTTTCATGTATTCGCTGTCGTTTGGGATGATGATTGGAATGCCTTTTTCAATACACCATGCTTCGTGTTTCTCCATCATGTAGAGCATCCGTGCTTTATCCATCTTGCGGGTTTTCTCACGCTCTCCGTTTTCATCACGACCTAGCCAGTGACCAACAAAATACTCATGCGTTTCTTCGTTAGTGATTGGCTTTGATAGAACAACCTCACCAGCTCCATTTTTAATATCAATGACAACGCCACGCGCACGCAGCCAATCGCCTGTAGTTTCTATCCACATACGCCATGTTTTGTTCATTGGTATTGTTCTTAGTTCACGCCATTCGGTGATTTTGATTCGGTAACGCTTACCAGTTTCTGTTACTTCTGAGAGGGTTTTGAAAATGCCTTTTAGATTGGATTTATGGAGGCAGATGTCATCAGTCAATTAACCTCCTATGCTTTCTTACCTCGGCTAACGAACCAGTTTACAGCATCAACAATTTGCTCATCTTCGTACCAATTTTCAATCCATCTGGTTTCGTATTTGTCTTTGAAAATAGTAGGACCGCAATACGGATGCCATGACATGTAAATATATCGACCGTCATTTAATCTAAGCCGATACATTCGATAGCGGCTGATATGTATGATTCCATCACTCACTGTTAGCTCTCCTGTTCCATGCTGCGATTGCCATAGCAATTTTACCTTTCCCCAATCATTTGAGCTGATTGCGCATCGCAATTATGACAGCGCACAATCGCTGAACGGTCAGGGCAATCTTCTTCATATTGGCAAAAAGCCTCTACGTTACTACTCCCGCAAAACGGGCATTTCTTGAGCTCTCTCATAACAACGGCTCCCGTAATCCTGTTTTCACATACTTGATATCGTAGGCAATGTAGATTTCCCATTCGTCATAATCGTGACCGTAGTAATTACCGCCAGACCATGCGCGTTCGTCTTGGTCATTCAGTATGAAATCCCATTGCTCATCGTTTAGTTTTACAAGCCTGTCGACGTTGGCGTCGAATACCTGCTGCTTAATCATTCGTGCAAGTGGTGATTCCATCATTCACCCTCTGGCATTGGTGGGAGTGCTGTTAACGTTGTTCCTTTCATCACTCAACACCTCGCTTAATTGCCATAACTAATTTTTAAGCTGCCAGAAATAGCAACCACTACGAACAGCAACCATCCCCAACCTTGCTTATCGTGATAAATCAGGAAAGCTACCGATAGAAAGCCAGTAATAGGAACTAGCATGAAAAATAGTGTGCCTAAAATATCGCGTAGATATTCCATCCTAGAATCCCCGCTTGCTGAAATACTCAATTCTCTCAAAGTTGTTGTATGTTTTTCCCCTTGGGTAGCAACTGCGAATTTTACGGTTGAGGTGTTTTTCCTCTGGCATTGATAGGGATCTTTGCTTGCTATCCATTAGCAACCCATGAGTTATGATTTGTGGCGTTTGAAGCCAATTTCTATCCTTGTGAAATAATATGCTCATCTAGAAGTCCTTATGATTTTGGTGTGTTAATAACTAGCTTCACCGCCAAGTGAGTTAATGAGTGAGTCGATTAGTCGCGTCATTTCACCTGTAAATAGTGCAAAATCTGCATCAAATCGCTGAGCAATATCTTCCCTGTCGATATCATCGTTTTGAGCTTTCAGCACGTATGAGAACTTGATTTTTTTAAATGATCCATCGTCGCACAAGGTAAATTGAATAGTGTCATTCCAATCTAGCGATAATTTTGTTACCAACTTACCTGCTTCAATNTGTGAGGCTATTTCATCAGACACTAAATCTTGCTTCTTGAATCGTGCAATNCCGCCTTCTGCTAANATTGCTTTAAGCTCCGCCTCATCGGTTAAATTAAACCCTTGAGGAATTACTCCGTCACGCAACCAGTCTGTNAGAGTTAACTCAATTGGTGTTTTCATCGTTAGCGGAACCACAGGCAATGAACCTAGTGTTTTTCTCAATAGTGCCAGTGTATCTTCNGCTCGTTTTNCACTACTTGCATCAACAATAATTCGCTGATTATCGTTATCAATCCAAACACTAACCGTTGATTCTTTGCTAAAGGCTCGTGGTAGCAAATCCTGAACAACTTCATCCTTCAAGCTATCTTTCTCGGTCTTTTTCAGTCGGCGTCCTTGTTCTGNTTCCAATTTATCAATCTTGGCTTGCAGTTCTTTTTTGATAACATCTGTNGGTAATNTTTTTTCTTCGCGCTTAGCCACAATNAGAATCTGATTGCCGACNGAATGNGTTAACGCTTCGCCTGTTTTGATGGGGTTAGTCCAGCCAACTTTCATCATGTCCTGACTACCACAAGGTGAAAATTCAAGATTTTTTAATTGCGNTTCAAGTTCATCAGATGAAATTTGAATGTCACGCGTCATACGATACACAATCGCATTTTTAAAAAAGTTCATGTTGATTCCTTAGAGGGGTCTGGATTTGAGATTTAATCTTTCACGTATTGCAGCAAGGTTATGCAGTGATTTTTCCTTACTGGTTGGTATGTGTTTTTGTTCAATCATCTGTACTGGTTCTGGTATTTTCTCTCCGGATTTAAT